GGACAACGATAAAATTAAAAGTGCTCCAATCTCTCCCATTTCATATGGTGTCTACCAGATGGAAAAGAGTGTAATTGAAGAACTGCAACTTTATTGCGAGGAACTTTTGAACGATCCTTATCGTGTCAAAAGAAAGTGCAATAAGATGACGAATTCTCATATTGAGTTGCAGTTTTCTGCTACCAAAGAGATCAGTTCTATTGTTGTGAACTGTGCAAAGAAAATGGCAGAAAATATTTTTGATAAACTGCCTAGTGATCTAGAATGGATAGACACCCCCGCCTGGGTTAATTATCAGAAAAAGCATGAGTTCATCGCACCAACAGAACTCTATGGTAACGATCTTGCATTTTTCTGTATCGTAAAAGTTCCTTTTGATATTCATGCAGAGATGGCTCTCCCACATATTAGGGAAGCAATCAATCCCCATGCTGCAAAACACTCTCTTTTTTATGCTGATCCTCTCGGAAAAGTATCTACTAGAGAATTTGTCTTTAGCAAAGAAGATGAGGGTGTGATGGTTCTATATCCATCAAATCTCATGTATACCCTTAGCCCATTCTATACCTCAGACGATCATTATATTGTTATTCAAGGATCTCTTGTAATTGACACAATCAAAGAAGTGGAATTGAAATGACAAAACACCCATTGAAAACACCCCTTCGTTATCCTGGTGGAAAGTCGAAGGCAATCACTACTCTTGCTCCGTGGTTGCCTTCTGACCTGAAGCATTATCGTGAACCCTTTATTGGTGGTGGTTCAATGGCAATCTACGTTGCTCAGGCATACCCCAGTGCCGACGTGTGGATTAACGACCTCTACGTGCCCCTGTACAACTTCTGGGTGCAGTTGAGGGACAATGGTGAGGAGTTGTCCGAAACCATCTACAAGAAGAAGTCTGACATCATCAACGACGATGATGCACACAAGAAACTTTTTATCGAGTGTGCGGAATCAATTGATAGTCAAACTGGTGTAGATCAAGCAGTCAGTTTCTTTATCATGAACAAGTGCTCTTACTCTGGTCTTACTCAGAACAGTACTTTCTCCGTGACTGCTTCTCGTTCTAACTTCTCTCTTGTGGGTGCCGAGAAACTGAAGAAGTTCTCCAACCTCATTCAGAACTGGAAGATCACCAACATCGATTACTCCAATCTTCTTGTTGGTGAGGATGATGATACCTTCATCTTTCTAGATCCTCCCTACGACATCAAAGATTTCCTGTATGGAAAGAACCGTGAGATGCACAAGTCATTTGACCACGAACGGTTCGCAGAGGAGGTCTACAAGATCAAGAACAAGTTCATGATTACCTACAATGTCAATGAACGACTTGTAGAACTATATAAAGACTATAAGTTGCGTGAGTTCGATCTGCGTTACTCTATGGTCCATCGTGGTGACAAGGGAACCAAAGATAACGTCAAGAAAGAACTTTTGGTGACTAACTATTCTATTGAAAACAACCTAGAGGAGTTTTTTGTATGAAATGTGAAGTCACTCTTTATGTTGCTGGCACTGTCTTCAAAGAAGAAGTTATTGCCCGTGACTACCAAGAGGCACGTCAAGTTGCCCTAGCACGTAACCCAAACGCACAAGTTATTGGTGTAACGGCAAAGTTCAAATGACCAAGAGAAAGACCCTCTGGAGATGGTGGGCAAAGGCAATCGGAGAAAAGGCAAGTAAAGATGACAAAGAATCAGATGTCGTTGCTAGTGTACGGACTATTATATTTTTCACTTATCTCATCACTAATTGTTTCATTATTGCAGGAGTAATCAGGCACTGGAATGGACCTAAAGGACTGGCTGAAATCGATCAACGAAACCAAACAGAATATCTTGGACGAGGATCCGACAGAGAAGTATCCTGCCTTTATCGTGAATAAGTGCCTGTCGGGTACGATTGACTCATTGATGTTTGCTAATGAGATGAATAAGAATCACTCATTAGATCCAAAACTCCAATATGATTTTCTTCTAAATAGTTTGCGTAAAAAGAAAAGATTCTCTCCCTGGCTTCGCAAGGAGAAAGTGAAAGATCTTGATGCTGTTAAATCTTATTATGGTTATAGTAATGAGAAGGCACAGCAAGCACTTAAAATTCTAAACAAAGAACAACTTGAATACATCAAGTCTAAACTTGATACTGGAGGAATGAAATGAGCGTCGTGCAAGAACCTGAAGTGAAATGGGATCCCAGCCAAATGGTTGAGGTTGTCCTATCTGAACCTGATGATTTTCTTAAGGTTCGTGAGACACTGACTCGTATTGGTGTTGCTTCTCGCAAG